AGGACCACCAGAGTATTGACCTTTAGCACCATATTGTTCTCTGCTATCATCTCCAGTGCTTCCAGATTTTCCAGATCCCATTCCAGAAGATCCTGCCCCCATATCTTGGCCACCTCTAGCTTTAATGACTTTTTTTAGTTTACCAGAATTTTCCATGGCATAAAAAACAGAATCGCCTTTTTTCTTACCATATTGGTTTCTAAATTTTGCTTTTAATTTTTTACCTTTTTCAGTTAATGGCATTATCCAAACATCCTTCTAATTTTATTTTTTCCTGCTTTTGCAATTTTAACTACTTCATTTTTTTTCATTACTTTAGCACGTTGTTCCATAACAGTTAAGATCTGTATTTTTCTTGCAAATGGTTTATTTACATTAACAACTTTTTTAACTGTAGCTCTAGCATCACTAGGTGTAGCAAATTTAATTTTTACAGTATCTCTAGGGTTTTCATCTGTATATAATCTTCTATCAGAACCTTTTGGCTTTTTACCAGTACCTTTTTTAGGATCTGCCATGATATTTTTCCCTCCAATAATTTTTTCTTTCAAGTCTTCTTATTCTCAAATCTAATTCATCATACTTAAAAATTTTTAATAAAAAATTTAATATTTTATTCATTATTTTTTAGCTTTCTTTCTTGCAATATCTAATTTTTCATCTGCAATTCTTATTCTTTCTGCAGCTTGATCTACATTATTTTCTAATTTCATTTTTTCTACGTCTAGTTTTTCATCAATTTCGTTTTCTCTAATTTCGTTTGACATCATATCTTGATCTGCTTTACGTTGTAAGTCTAAAGCTTTAATATCTAATTCTCTTTGTTTTAATAATACCAATGGATCTTGTTTTTGACCCATAGACTCACTTTGAGCAAGTTCCATTGTTAAGGTTGCCACTCTTTGTGCTACCATCGAAGCTATTTGAACTTGTGCTCCTTGAGGGTCTTGTTGTAACATTAACTGCATATTAGGGTCACTTGCAATTGCAGCACCTACTTCGCCTTGAGCTTTTAATGAAACGTGTTCAGATATGTGTGCTTGTAAAGCTGTATAAACTTGTGGGTTTATTTGCACCATTCTTGTAGACATAAATGCTCTATGTGCATTAATATGTGCATCATGATCTTGTTCTGGGTATGCTTTTAGCGGTTTCATAGCTAAAACATCCATATTTTCTGTAGCAGGATCTTTTGGTACTGGTCTTTCTAAAGGTTTTAAAATTTGATCTATATCTTGAGTGCCTAAAGCTTCATAAACTCTACGATATGCCTCTCTCAAGTTGTGCATCATCGGATTTGACATGGCAATTTTTAAATTTTCATTAGCCATTGTAACTCTTTGAGCCATACTCATAATATTTGGGTCTGCAACAGGTATTACATCTACTCTATCGTCAAAATCTGTTTGTTTTACTGCTTGATCTGCTCCATAAACTGAATACGGGTAGATTGGAGGTAGGTAAGTTGCAAAAACTTTAGATAAAAGTCTAAATTCTCTTCTCATTGAGTAATAACATCTCTTGTGTATAGCACTCATGACCCTCGAACCTCGTTCCAATAATGAAACAGTGGTACCAACAGCTCTATTTTGCATATCATTGCCGGTATCCATGTTAGTTATAGCTGCAAATTTCTGTCCTGCTTGTACAACAAAGCCCATTAATTGGTATAATGTAGCTGATGGTTCCTTAAATGGTAAAATTTGAAACTGATCTTTAATGTTTCCACCTGGTGCATCTACATCTCTAAACTCTCCGGGTTGAAATGGTTGGTCATCGTCACGAATTCTTATACCTCTAGACTTAAATCCTGCAGGTAAATTAGATAATGTACCTGCATCTAGTAATTGTCTTAATGATTGTGTAGCAGATCTACTTAATCCACCTATCATATGTGTTAATCCAAAGCCATAAAAACCTAATCCTGGCAAAAATTTAAAATGAACAAAATATTCTTTTCTTTTTTTAGCTTCATCATTAGGTTCATAGTTTCTATAAATAGATAATACTTCTCCTGAACCCTCGTCAATTGTAATTATGTAGGGTACCTTAACTTGTTTTTCAGGATTTTGCATTTCAAATTCTTCCAAATTACAATCAACATGCATCTCAAGTATTGAATAAGAATACTGTTTATCGGCTGAAGGTGTAATGCCTTCTAATTCTTGATATTTTTTTTCAATTTCAGTTGGACCCTTAGAAGTTGGTTTAAGCTCCACATCTCTATAAAATCCAGCTTCTTGTTTTTTTAATATTTCGTTTTCTCCCATTTTAATAACATGAGTAATTCTTTCACAATCCATTAAATCTGTAGCATAATATGGAACGACTAAATCTTCTGCAGGTATAAATTTAGAAACAGCTCTTTGCATTACTTCATCATAGTAAACTTTTTTAAATGCTGAACCTGCTAAAGCTAAATAAAATAATAATTGATCAAACTCTGGAGTATATTCTTCCATCTCTTCTGTGATCATGTAATTCATAAAATCTTGAACACGTTGAGCTTGATTTATCTTTGCATCATCTTCTGCTCCTAAAACTCTTGTTCTTACAGGCCCTTGAGATGGTAATAATTCTTTGTAAGCTTGTGCTTGAAATTGAGTTACTGCTTCAGATAATAGTGGATGGGTAACACTTGCTGACCCTCTAAAAGGTCGAGTCATTTCTTTTTGATTTAAACCTAATAAATCTAAATTACTAGTGTATGATGATTCCCAATCTTTTCTTGAAACTCTATCTTTTTTATAATCGTCAAGCAATCGATTTGAAATTCTTTGAAGAACTTCATCTGACATATCTTCTGCAATATTTTTGAAAAAATCATCTACTGCTTCTGCCATTTCAGATATAGTAGGTGGAGTTTCATCTGATTCTAATTCAATGTTAACTTCACTAGTCTCAGGAGTCTCTACATCCTCAACGATTGCTTTTTCGATTTCGGCCATTAATAAAGTTTTGTAGGTTTCATACCACCCTTGGCTAATCCTCCACCTCGAGCTTTTACCATTTTTCCTTTGTTAAATAAAGGTTCTTTAAATCTAAAACCAAAGATACCAGGTGTTTTTTTGCTTATACCTTCTGTAGTTAAAGGACTTTTTCTTCCTCTTCTTTCTCTCATAGTTTTAGCATAAATTTCTTTATTCTTAAATTTCTCTAAACCTTTTTCTAACGAACCATCTGGCATAGCAAAAATAGATTTTGGATTTCTACCTTTAATATCTGATGGCTTTAATTTAGTGATACCCGCAATAATTTTATCTTTTGGACCTGCTAATGCAGCTCCTTTAGCATTAATAGCTTTTTTTCTAGCCATTGCAGCTTTTTGCATTACATCTGATTTACCCATACCAATTTTTCCAGCACTAGGTAACAGACCTAACTTAGATGCACCTGCTAATCCAACGATAGCAGCTAACATCTTATTTCGTCTTCTTGATTTTTTTGACATGTCTTATCTCCTAATAATATACGTATTTACGTTGCTTGTAACGTTCAATCTCATCCTCGTCAGAATAAGTCGTTACAAACGAACCTTGTCGGTATCTTAACATAGCTTGTGTTGTGCTGTCTACATAATCATCATGCTCTCCATGAGGAAATGCTGCACATTCCTCAATAACTTCTTCTGCCCAATGTTCGTCTCTTGGATAAAAAACTTGTCCAGACTCAAATATGGGAGCACACGCATTTACTCTAGAATGTTTGTCTTGTCCTCTACCTGGTGTGTAATCCATAACAGGAATACCCATTTTTCTAAATTCTTGTAATAAACTTTGCCCACTGGCTTTTGCTTCAATGATAACTGTTTCTGGTTGCCAGTATTTATATTGATCTAAGGCTACCATTTTTAATTCAGGAAAATCATATTTACCTTTTATGGCATCAACTAAAATTATTGCATCAGGCCCAGATTCGTGGGGCGTGAATATTCCCCATGTAGTGATAGCAGAATAATCTGCAGTTTCTTTTTTACTAAAAGCCGTGTCGTATGATTGTATGACATGTTTTAAAGTAGGAAGTTCCTTGGTCCACGGAATCCACCAATCTCTTTTTAAGATTGCTCCTTCCTCTGACGTAGGATTCTGCATGTATTGTGCAGACCAATTTCTAATGGATATAGACGCTTTAACTTTTTCCAATTCATCAAGTTCCCAATATTCAGGCCAAACAGGTTGTAAGTTTTCTTCTTCTCCAATCAAAGCTGGAAAAGAAATTTTTTCCCACTTATCTGCCTTAGGTTCAGTTTCTGCTTTTATTAATCTTCCTGTTAAATCATCTTGAGCCCATCTTGTCATTACAAGTACGATTGAGCCTCCAGGTTGTAAACGTTGTCTTGGTCCTGATAAATACCAATCATAAGTTCTCTCCATCGCACTGTCTGATAATGAATCTTGTTCAGTGTGTGGATCATCGATAATAAGTAAGTCCGCCCCTCGTCCTGTAATTGAACCGCCAACCCCCGCTGCAAAGTACTCCCCACCATGATTAGTCTCCCAACGTCCTTTAGCCTTACTATCTTCTCTAAGTTTAACATCTCCAAAGATTTGTTTATACTCTGGACTATCAATTAAATTTCTTACTTTAGCACCAAACCTTGCAGATAGTTCTGCATTGTGTGATACCTGCATTAATTTCATTTTAGGGTTTTTACCTATCATCCAAGCAGGAAAGTATATGGATGCAAATTCAGATTTAGTATGTCTAGGAGGCATGTTCACTATGAGCCTTCCTTTTTTATGTTTAGCTATCTTAGTAAATTCATGAGCTATGTGTTGATGATGTCCCCACTTATCAGGATCTTTATGTGTTCTACATATAAAATCAGGCCAAACATTCTTAACAAAATACAAGAAGTTATCTTGACATAGTTTAATATGTTTAAGCCACACCTTTTCGAGCCTCTCTCGTAATTGATCTGTGGTTAATAAATCTTTGTTTGTCATTTAATTTTTTAATATATTTGAGTCCCCTTTTACCATATCATTTGAAGATAGACTACTTCTATTCGTGTTACAAGTTTTAGTCAAAGTGTAGTAACATCGCAAAATCAAGATTTTTTTTTAAAATAAAAAAAACTTTTTAATTTTTAATTTTGGTTGGTACCTCTATTAATGGTGGAAGCCACACGCCCCATGTGTGGGGCGTGTGTTTAAGATTTATTGTTTTAGTTCCTCTTCAACTTTTTTGTCTACCTCATCCAGTGCAAAATCTTCAACTGACTTGAGTGTTTTTTGAGGGTCTATTGTGTAAGTGTGTACAATTTCCCCTCCGTTTTTTTCTAGTTCCAACTGCCACAGATTGTCAGTTTTTAGAGGTCTTAAACTAATGTTATAGCCTTTATATGATAAGCCCATAATTAAACCCTTCTCATGGTTCTTAAGGTTAAGACTATTCCAAGCGTTGACAGGGTTAACCCTGTCAACACATCTAAATTGAAAAGAATTACAACACCTAAAAAAGCGATTGCAAAACTAATACAAATTAAAACTATATGAAAAAATATATCCATATTACTTAACCTCTAATTTGTAATTGGTTCTTAATTCATTAGAAACACCACCAGTTAAATACTTAGCGTATAACTCTGGATGATCTTTTTTGAATTTAGTCACATCAAAACGGCTTGTCTGTTTCGTAAGTAACTGAACCGATCCAATATAAAAGCCCTTTTTTCCCATTGTCTTAGGCTCTTTAAATTGGAAATAATTGTCGTTTGCTTCACAATGTTCAACTAATTCAGGCTTAATCAATTTAGTAACCTTTGAATAGTTTTTTATTGTGTCTGTAAATTGACTATAAACTAAAGCTTTATAATCAATTTTTTTTGTTTCAATAGCGTGAAACATTTGTTTTAGTGATTTCATAATTGAACCTCCGTTGTTAGTTATTTTATTTATCACTATCCCATTAATATAGGATTTAAAAGTTATTACAAGAAAATAAAAAATTTATTTACAGCCCCAGGTTGTGGGGCTGTAAATTAGAATCATTCTAAAAATATGCCACCATTAAAATAATAATTAAAAATACATAAGGAATAGCTAGTCTAATAATAAATTTTAAAATGTCCTCAATCATGCTGCCACCTTTATAAATTTATTATTAATGTTACGGCCTAAGCCCTTAGCCACGAGCCCAACAATCACGCCTCTAGGGTCTTTGAATCGTAAGTCGTGTTTATCTCCATTGATAACCCTTCGACCCTTCCACCTTTTGGGCAGCTTGTCCCTAAAAACAACAGCCACATTATGACCGGACCTAATGGCTGCATCGATGTCAGAATCGTTACGGCCAGAGTCTGAGAAGGTCACATTTAAATTTTTATGATCATGATCTAAGTAATTTAAGACCTTAGTATATTCATAAAATTGAACATCTGGATGAAGCTCGTGCAGCGTTGAACCTCCATCTACTTTCATACGATGCCAGGCCAGGTCTGATGTGCCATTCAATCTAACGGCAAATTTAAAGCCCTGAGCTGCTGCCCTTTTTTTTAGCTGCTCGATTTCAGTGCTTAGCTGCCACAAGAATGCATTCTTATTAGTCCAAAAAAGATTCGTTTTATTTAATCTAGCTTTTTGGACTGAACCCATCTGGCCACGGCCTGATGTATTTAAACAAGCTGCAGCACATTCTTTGGAAGCTTTAGGACAGACGTTTTTGCCGCTTAATGTAAACGGTGCCAGATGAAGGATGGCTGTTTTATATCCAAACTTCTCCCCCTTAGCCATTTTAGTTTGACTGTAGTAATTAAGCAGCATGATTTACCGTAACCCAACTGCCATTGACTTTGGCCAATTTGATTTGAGTGCTATAGATTGAACCGGCTTCATCAAAGAAACCCAGCTCCGAGCCCTTAGCATCTATAAGCACAGTTTTCTTAACGCCCTTGCCTTGCTTTGGACTCTCCAGAAGCTTTCCGCTGCATAATATAAATGGATGCAGCTGATCGCTTTTTATTTCCTGGCCTTTTTTTAGATCTTTAAAGTGTATCATTTTTTTCTCCATGTTAGTTAATGAAATCTTATTACCATGGGATGGGCAGATCTGTCAACAGCTGATTACTTTTTTTATAAGCTGCATATGCTGCCATTGTCCGGATTATTAAAAAATATTTTTTTATTTAAGTATTAGTACAATAGTCGCAAAATTTGCATAAGCATTTTTTAGCAATCTCGCATAGGTGCGTTTAGTAATAGTACACGACCCACGAAACTTGCATAGGAAAGTTTAGTAATAGTAATAATAATTCTATTCAAAAAATCGCATGGCGATTTTTAGTAATAGTATTTCTCTTCTCTAAAAGTTGCATGGCAACTTTTAGGAATATGCGTGAGGCGTGGTTATTGCGTCAAGATTTTTTTAAATGCGTCTCGTAAGTTTAGGTTCTCACAAACTAGAACCAAGTCTCTCGGTTCACGAACCACGAAAATTTGTAGATTTTGAGAAGTCCTCTGCGAGAGGTCTTCTCGCAAGATAAAAGATTGTCCACCATTCTTATAATGTGTTATATGCCAATTAATTTGGTACTTTGAAAGTCCACAATTCTTGACATCATTAGACTTTAGTTCAATCCAAATACTTTTGTTATTTATCAACCAATAAACGTCTGGAATTCCATTAATTGTATTACTTTCTATGCGAAAAATTTGACCTTTTAAGTTTAACTTTTTTATTCGTTGCCAAAGATTTTTTTCAGATTTTGCCATTAACTTATTAAGTCAATAACATA